GCTTCAGCAGCAGATGTTATATTTGCAGGAAGATCAAGACTTAAAGGTATTTACCTAACAAGTACAGCCACAGCAGGCACTGTTGATTTCTTAAATACTTCTCCTAGCGGAACAAGTATTTTAGGATTGAGTTCTGTTGGAGATGCGGATGCAACAAGAGACGTGGTTATACCAGACGAAGGAGTATTATTTACTAATGGTATTTACGTTGAATACACAGTATCAACATTTTTAACCATGACAGTATTTCATGCTTAAAAATGGTTAGCAGACAAAAACCTATTAGAAGAACTACTAAGGGTAAATCTGCAAACTATCGCCCCACCAAAAGTGGGGCAGGTATGACTAAGAAAGGAGTTGCTGCCCATAGAAGAAAGAATCCAGGCAGTAATTTAAAAACAGCAGTCACTGGATCAGTTAAAAAAGGAAGCACAGCAGCGAAAAGACGAAAGGCTTACTGTGCAAGATCAGCAGGACAAATGAAGAAGTTTCCTAAAGCAGCTAAAGATCCTAACTCAAGATTAAGACAAGCACGTAAAAGGTGGAAATGTTAAATGGCTAAAGTAAAAAGTAAAGGTAAGATATGTGCTAAAGGTAAGTCTTGGGCTAAAAGAACCTTTGATGTATACCCTTCTGCATACGCTAATCTAGCTGCATCTAAGTATTGCAAAGATCCTAACTATGCTAAGAAGTCTAAAGCGAAAAAGATGAAGAACGGAGGTCTTGTTGGTGGCGGACGACAGGCTAGACAAGATAGGCGAATATAATGGGACAGCTTTCACAATGGTTAAAAGAGGAATGGGTTGATATATCACGTAAGAAAGATGGTAAACATCCTAAGTGTGGAAGAAAAACAGCAGGTAAGGGTAAGTACCCTAAGTGTGTTCCAAAAGCTAAAGCATCTAAGATGTCTAAGAGTCAAAAGTCTAGTGCAGTTAAAAGAAAAAGAGCAGCAGGCAACACAGGCCCTAAACCTACTAATGTTAGGACACTTAAAAACGGTGGATTTATAGCTAAGGGCTGTGGTAAAGTTATGAATAACAGAAGAAAAGTAACTACGATTAGGTAAATATTTATAATGGGAATGAATGTAAAACACTATCTTAAAGATGGAACAGTTTGGAAAGGTTCTTACCATAAAATGCCTAATGGAAAATTGCATACTAACAAAAGTCATACTAAAACAAGTAGACCTGTTTTTCATTATGGAGATTTAAACAAGTCAGCCAAGAAGAAAGCTACATCACAAAGAGGAAAGTAGATGACAACATCGAGTAGTACAGACTTTGAGCCAGATGTAACTGAGTTTATTGAGGAAGCTTTTGAAAGATGCGGCCTTGAACTTCGTACTGGTTATGATTTAAAAACAGCTAAAAGATCTATTAATATTATGTTAGCTGAATGGGCTAACCGTGGTCTTAATCAATGGACTATAGAACAAACAACTCAAACAGTTACTGAAGGTACTTCTGAATATACTTTAAACTCTAATGTTATTGATATATTAGATTGTTCTTTAAGAAGAAATACAGATGGAGCTAATCTTGACTTACAAATGTCAAAGATCAGTAGAAGTGAATACTTAAACATTCCAACTAAATCTACTCAAGCTAGACCTTCTCAGTTCTTTCTTGATAAACAAATACAACCTGTTCTAAAGATATGGCCAACGCCAGAAAATAGTACAGACATATTGGTCTTTAATAAACTAGTGAGGATGGATGATGCTGATACCGCCACAAATACAATGGATATGCCTTTTAGGTTTTTTCCTTGTTTCGCTGCTGGTCTTGCTTATTATATAGCTATTAAGAAAGCACCAGATAGAGTTGGCATGTTAAAACAAATGTATGAAGATGAATTTCAAAGAGCCTTGTCTCAAGATGAAGATACTTCTTCCTTTAGGATTGCACCTTATTTAAGAAACGGATACTAATATGGCGTACGCTTCTGGTAAATTTGCAAGAGCCCTTTGCGACAGATGTGCATTTGAATATAAGCTTTCTCAGTTAAGAGAAGAATGGAATGGTTTAAAAACTTGTAGAGATTGTTTTGATCCTAAACATCCACAGCTTGAACCATTACCACATGTGTCAGATCCAGAGGCTTTGTATAAACCCAGACCTAATACTGACAAAGAATTAGGACAAGGTGCAGTTTATACTAATAGTGGAGATAACAATTCTGCTATGACAGATGATCCTGTAGGATCTATAATTTTAGGATATAAAATGACAGGGTCTATTGGTGAGGTTACAATAACAGTATGACATTAGCAGAGTTAAAAACATTAATCCAAAACTACGTTCAAAACGAAGAGACTACTTTTGTTAATACTCTTGATGATATGATCAAGAATACAGAAGAAAGGTTATTTGAATTAGTACAGTTTGATCTATTCAGAAAGAATGTAACAGGTGACTTAACAACTGGAACTACTTACCTTACAGCTCCATCAGATTTTCATTTAAGTTTTTCATTAGCTGTTATAGATGCTAGTGGTGACTACCATTACCTAGATAAGAAACATACAACTTTCATGAGAGAATATACTCCTGATCCTACAGATACATCATTAAGAGGATTGCCAAAATACTACGCAGACTTTGATAAAGAACTTTCTAGCGGATCAAACAATGGATCTACATTAATAGTAGCTCCTGTTCCAGATGCAGATTATTCAGTAGAATTACATTACCTATATAAACCTAATAGCCTAGTAAGTGAAACCACAGGGACATGGCTGTCAAATAATGCTAGAAATGCATTACTATATGGTTGTTTGTATGAAGCATATACTTTTATGAAAGGAGATGCTGACCTATTAAATTTATATGAAAATAGATTTCAACAAGAAACTGCAAGATTGAAGAACAAAGCGGAGGCAAGAGGAAGGAAGGACGAGTATCGTTACGACTCAATCAGAAATACCACCACTTAAGGAGAGAGAAGATGGAGAGAGTAGAAAGCCTAGAAGGTAAAACTATAGCTATTGTCGGTCTAGGCAAAAGCTGGTTTGAATATTGTTTAGCAAAATCACACGGAGTTCACTTTGATGAAGTGTGGGCTACAAATGCTGTAGCAGATGTAATATTTCATGACAGAGTATTTATGATGGATCCTGCAAGTAGATTCTTTGATACTGATAATGCAGGAGGTCAAACCGATAGCATGATAAGAGTATTAGAGAAACATAAAGGGCCTATATATACCTGTGAGTTAGATGATCGTGCACCAGGATTAGTAGAATACCCAATACATGAAGTGCTAAAAGATACCGATTGTTATTACCTAAACAACACAGTTGCATACGCAGTAGCTTTTGCTTTGTGGAATAAAGTTGGCACTATTAAAATGTTTGGTATTGATTTTACTTATAAAGGTAATCTGCATTTTGCTGAATCAGGTAGAGCATGTGTAGAGTTTTGGCTAGGTAAGTGTATGAATGCTGGTATTCAAGTTGAAGTAGCATCCTCTAGTGGATTACTAGATACCTGCATACCTATTCATGAAAAGTTGTACGGATACCATCGTTTAGACGATCCTTTGGTTGTATCAGTAGATCAAGGCGGATCTCTTTATGCTACTAAAAAAAGTAATATAAATAAAATTAGAAACGAAACCAGTTATAAATTAGCAGATAGATATGACTCACATTTAGCAGAACCAGGAGATCCAAAGGAATGGTAGATAAGATTACGCCAGAAGGAATGCCAGAATTAGGACTGGTAGAAATAGCTACAACCAATTACGGAGGGCACCCTCCAGAGTTTTGGGCAAAGCAATTAACAGAAAAAATAGTAGGTGTTTCAGACGATAATGAACAACATATTAAAGACCAAGCTAGAGCTTATAAAGATTTAATTTACCAAGTATGTTTGATATATATCAAAAATGCTTTAAAATCTTATAAAGCTACTTTAATTCAAGATTTATCTAAAGGCGGTAGCAAGGATTTGGCAAAAATAATTAAAGGTATTTAATATGGCAATAACATCAACATTGACAACCAGCTTTAAAAAGGAACTTTTAGAAGCTAAACATAATTTTTTAGCATCAGGAGGCAACTCTTTTAAACTAGCTCTATACACAAGTTCAGCTACTTTAGGTGCAGCAACAACTGCTTTTACTACAACTGGTCAAGCTACTGGAACTAATTATACATCTGGTGGGGCCGCATTAACTAATGTAAATCCTACATCTAGTGGAACTACAGGCTTTACTGATTTTGCTGACTTAACTTTTGGTACTGCTACGATTACTGCAAGAGGTTGCATGATCTATAACGACACAAACGCTGACAGATCAGTAGCAACTATTGACTTTGGTGGAGATAAAACTTCTACCGCAGGTGACTTTACTATAGTCTTTCCAGCAGCAGCAGCTTCTACAGCGATTATAAGAATCGCCTAGCCTTAAATGGCTAATATAAACGGTTGGGGTCGAGGGACGTGGGGACAACTCACGTGGGGAGAACCACTTCCAGTCACACTTACAGCTCCAGCATCAGGAACATCTGCTCTAGGTACTGTTGCAGTTGATGCAGAGGCAAATGTAGTACCAGCATCTTTAGTAGGAACAACAGGAGCACCTGTTGCTGGTGTAAACGCTCAAGCAATAGCATCAGTCCCAGGTTTATCAGGATCCGTAGGATCTCTATCAGTTCTTGTAGATGGAGAAGCAAATGTAAATCCAACAGGAATAGCCGCAACATCAGCAATTGGTAGTATATCTTTAATTACTAATAACAATTTATCAGTAACAGGTGTTCAAGCAGTATCAGCTGCTGGGAATATAGAGACAGATGCTGAGGCTAATGTTACACTTACAGGGCAAGAAGCAACTAGCTCACTAGGAATAGTTTTAGTGTGGTCACGTATTGATGAAAGTCAAACTCCGAACTATACTAATATAACAGAAACACAAACACCTAATTGGGAGAATGTAGCTTAATTGGGTAGAGGAATATAAAATGGCATCAACATACGTAAACGATTTAAGACTTGAGGAAATGGCTACTGGTGATCAGTCAGGATCATGGGGAACTACAACAAACACAAACTTAGAGCTAATAGGTGAAGCATTAGGATACGGCACAGAAGCTATAACAACTAATGCTGATACGCATCCAACAACTATAGCTGACGGAGAAACAGATCCAGGAAGGTCGATGTACCTTAAATATACAGGCACACTAGATTCAGCTTGTACTATTACTATTG